GTGTGACTCAAAAGCCAATCCTCTTTGACCAAAGAGGATACCCGTCTATGTCTTATCTCAACTTGTGTTGGATACAAACCGTTATCAAAGCACTTTGCATCAACGTATTACTACGTTTAGCGTACCTAGAAACCGAGGGATGCTAAATGGACTATAACGTTCCATCTAAACACCAACACCCGAGTTTCATCTAGTACGAGAACCTCTGACTAGAACAGATTTGTAACCAACAGGGAATAAGTCAAAACTCAATAGACCCTTTCAAGCAGCAGGTTTGGTTAACACAAACCGAAGAACTCCATCTCTACATCATACGAAAGAATACCTATCGTTGTGGTAGTATCCGCCTGTGTATTGGCAGAATACAACTGAATAACCCCTTGACAAACATGTTCAGGGGCAGTTGTAACATCTGCCGCATTGACGAGCTTATCCAAGGAAAGCTCATCATCACGGGGGGTCCACACAATTGTATGGGCATCCTTGATGTCCCCCACAACGTGGGGGTCCTTACGGACGACAACGCTAATAGAACCAGGAGCAGTACTATCTGGTGCGTTGTCCACACAGAGGGCCAAATAGCCCCCTACCGTATAAGGGAGAGTCGGCTGGAATCTGATCACAATCTTAAGAACCTTAAAGAAACGGAAAGAGCCAGCAATAGTATTGGCCCGTGGCAACCAAGTGATCATATCCTTGGTTGCGGTATACGTAACGGCTAACTGGAAATAATTATTGTATACTCCTGAGGATGTATTCACAAGCGCGAATGCATCTGCAAGGGTAACACGAATTCGATCAGTTACCATACTAGAAATCGAGGTATTAGGGGAGCCTGTCCCCCCACCGCGACGTCGACGTTTACTCTTCTTCTTTGAATTCTTCTTTGAAGAAGCACCCGATAACCCACGCATTTGTGAGTTACGGATTTCCGGGGCAGGCATTAGCGCCTGCCTTCCAGTTCCGAAATAGTTCTGTAAGGAACTACTCGCAGATTGTACAGCATTCCTAGCAAGTTCATTTACCAAACCGCGGGCAATCGTGCCCGAGGCCGCTGCAAGAAAGTTACGGTTGTTTCGTGTAATTAATGACATTATGATATTCTTTATCAAAGGATCATTAAGCGAGCGAGATGGGATCCCTGATCTCTCGTTACAGGCTACAGCCCTACATCCCCACTACCACTCTACACAAAACACAAGCCAACCATCTGGCTACCAGTCTTCATCCTCGTCCTCTTGGAAGAAACCTTTCTTCCGCATACGAGGTGCGCTTCGCACGGGTCCAACTAAAAACTCGTCTAACGCAAGACTGATACCACGACACCAGAGCCTGTCTTGGCCTCCCGCCAAGACCCAGGCCTTCGGATATCCGATATTCGCCTCCCAATTCCAATCTGGGGGCTTGATCTCTAATGATTTATCGTGTCGCCTAACCCAACGGTTAAAGCGTCGAAAACCAAAAGCAGAGACAGCCTTCACAGAGGAGGGGGGCACAAACCATCGGAGTATTGCCATATGAGACAACTCAAAACCACCACCACGAGAAAAAGGATCAGGAAACTTGATCCGGGGACCATCCCCGATCGTCATACCCGGTTTCCACAGTGTACCATAGTACACTGTATCATTAACTGGTGTCTCAACAGGGACGGCAAACTCAAGAGTAGGGAAATTCTTTCCCAATATCTTAGAGTAGACGTCACAAAGTCGAGACAATTCGGTACGACGACCTTCCAGGTGCGAATAAGCACCCGTTAAATGGGAGGTCATCCAGATCCTCTGATATCTCGTGAATACCCAATCCTCGGGTATAGGGAGACCTAGGTTCCCAACAGCAATCGGACCATAAATCGAACCAGGATAATGTTGAAAGAAATTCTTATAGGATTTCTTAAACAGCCTAATCGCTCGATTATGGAACTGAGGACGGATATCGATCAGGAACTTCTCTAAAAGGGAAGAAATGATCTTAACCGGACTAACTTCAACACCATGGTCATCAATTTCCAATAGGGAGCTACTGCGAAGTAGACCCACATTCGGAAAGGTGATCTGGCGAAGGTCAGTCGCTCCATAGTATTTAAAAAACTTGGAGTTAATCATCCAAAAACTGTTGGAAGAATAGTTCTTCCCTAGTGAGAACTTTAACCCGGCGCAGGAAGTAATATACTTCCAGCGGTTATAGTCCTGAGCACTTGCATGGAAAGCGACATCATCACCATTAATACGGTAATTAGCATGTCCCAATGCAAGTTCAGTGACTGCAGCATTTATCAGACAAAGAAGAGGGAATGAAAGAATATTCCCCATCAACTGTCCTCGCGTAATGTCTTCGCACACTTCTTCACGAATTTTAATATAAGAATTGGTGAAGAGTGAGTTCGCAAGCCTACGCAGATAAAGCTCCTGGTCAGGTCTCAAACCCCGGATCTCCATTCTCCGCCACATCGCATTCAGTGCACAACGGGTCGCCCACAGATAAATGTTATCTGTGGCCGCCTCGTAGTCACCCGATATAAACGTATGACCCGGAGAGAGGGGAAGGAGTTGGGTCAGCACCTCTAGTTCATCGGCCCCACCAATTAATTGGAATCGGGGATCACGACGAAGTGCTGTGTGGAAAGCCTTCTGGACCGGCTTCAGTAGGGCCATTGACCACGTCTGCTTAGTAATTATACGCAGTTTTAGTGGCTCCAATAGTCCTACCGGTTCAACAGGCTGTCTCATAGTCCAATTCTGATCCATTGCTGAGAGCTCGATCAGGACATCCCGTAGTGCACCCCAGACGGAGGTAGTATAACCCTCCAATCGCTCGAGAGAAGTCTCCATTGTGGTCCCACTAAAAGTGAACAGACCCTGGAGATACTTCTCAAGAAGGTCAATCTTAGAAAAGACCTCGAGTCGCACAAACAGGAATGCCCGGTCATCAGTCCCCTTCTCCAGGACCTCCCTATAAGTCTTGTAGGACTGAAGGAGTTCCCGGATATAGGACTGAGCACCTCCATTCGCCCTACTACGCTCCACACAAGAAGCAGTAGAAGGGACGAAGGGACGATCGTAATCAGCAACCGGAATGGGAAGACTATCGACTATACTATCGATAGACTTCTCAATCCGACTCCTAAATGGAAACCACTTAGGATCAGAACGTGACATGGCTATCCGAAAATCGCGGATTTTCTCCGCGCGGATGTCGGGCGTGAGGGAGGGGAACGATCGCTTAGAATAAGCAATCGCCCCCGCCACCACGAGGTGTCGCCGTCCACAGCGGCCACCTTTGGCAAAAATTAACTTTAGATAGCTCCGATAGTGTTTTGAGAGATACTTCCAAGGTGCCAATGGCATCTTGGGAGGTAGCGTATCCCCTAGGGCATAAGGTAACCAAAAAGAACAAAAGTTCTTAAGGAAACCGAAGACCTCAGGAGGGCTACAAAAATCTCTCAGGATTGGTTCAAGATCCAAACACTGAGTGAACGTCTTCCCTATCAAGGACATAGACCCGGCTATGCCCGCGTCAGCCAAGAGTAAAATACCCTTGGCTGTAGTGGGTTCAAAAGGAACGCGTGGAGATTTCCCTTTCTCCAGGCGCACCTGTGATATCTCTGACCCACCTGCCCCCATCCTGGGGCGCCGGAGGTTCTTGGAAGATATCTTCCCCCTCTTCCTATCACTAGAAGAGAGTCTACTGCTTGTCTTTTTCCTTTTCCTTTGCGACCTCCTCAAAGTTGTCTACCAAATCAGGGACATCCTCATCATCATCCTTAGCACCAGAGCCTTCTCCCTTTTGAGAGTATGA